GGTTTTTTTAGCAACCCTTAAATATGTAAAATACCGTTTAAGAGCATTATGCTCTCATTAATTATTTTAATTATTAAAGTGTAAAAAAATGAAAATTTGATAAAGTAAAAATTTTTTTGAAAATGGACAAATATAAATGTCCAAATATAATATACAAAATACCTTTACGAAATATCGTTCCAAAAGGTGTTTTTTCATCATTTATTATCTTTAAGGTAATAAAATATTACAAAACCGTGTAAATTATTTGTGATGCTAAAAAAAAAGTAAAAATTTTGCTCGTTTTCCATAGTATAAAATACTATATCATACTATAAAAAAAGGAGCAAAAACGAGCAAAACGAGCAGCCATAAAACGCATATATGTAATATGCTGTGATTTAAATAATTTATTAAATCTAATTCAAACCATAATTTAAATAATCGTCAAAATACTATAAAATACTATAAAATACTATGTAAAACGAGCAAAACGAGCAAAACAATATGTTAAATTTGCTACTTTTCAACCATTGATTAAATTAATCAATAATAATCAATAATAATCAATAATAATCAATAATAATCAATAATAATCAATAATAATCAATAATAATCAACGGTTGAAAAGTAGCAAAACATCAGTTTATTTTCAAATTGTATTACTATTTTGAAATATTGAAAGTAGCAAAAATAGCAAAAGTAGCAAAAGTAGCAAAAGTAGCAAAAGTAGCAAAAGTAGCAAAAGTAGCAAAATAGCAAAATAGCAAAAATATTATATAAGCATGACCGATATTAATTATACTATGTAAAACGAGCAAAATATTATATTTGATTTACATCTCAATTATTGTTGCGAATCAAATAAAAATCAAACCATAAAAGATAATATTAAATAACATATTACAAAAAACTATATAGAATTATTTTATAATCCTATATTATACTATGATAAACGAGCAAAACGAGCAAAAAGAGCAGCCTGCTTTTTTTTGTGAATGTTGTGTCTATAAATGTAGCAAAAAATCAAACTTTAATCGTCATTTAGAAACAGCAAAACATAAAAAATTGGAGAATACTATGAATTCCAATAAAAACGAGCCAGAAACAGAAATAGTTGAAATATATAGTAATAATTTCTCGTGTCCATGTGGTAAGGTATATAAACATACATCCAGTTTATGGACGCACAAAAAAACTTGTGTATTTATAGATGAAACGCAAATAGTAAATATTACACCTGATATAGTAGCCGCCGAGAAAACCGATGTATCTGGTTCGGGTGATTATAAAGATATTATTATGACGCTTGTAAATGAGAATAAAGAAATGCGAAATATGATGATGGAACAACAAAAAACGATAGGTGAATTAATACCTATAGTAGGCAATAATAACAACAATACAAATAATAATACGATTAATCAAAAATTCAATATTAATGTATTTTTGAATGAACAGTGTAAAGGTGCGATAAATATGAGTGATTTCATAAAATCTATTGAAGTATCGTTAGAACAATTAGATTTCACAAAGACAAACGGATTAGAAAAAGGAATTAGTAATGTAATAATGGAAAATATGAATAAGTTAAGTTTATACGAACGACCAATACATTGTACTGATGCTAAAAGGGAAACATTATACATAAAAGATAATAATATATGGGAGAAAGATACTGATAAATCCAAAATAAAACAGGCGATTAAGAAAACATCAAATAAGAATTATGTAGCCTTAACAAATTGGACGAAAGCGAACCCAAATTTTATGAAAGATGATAATAAACAGATGTTTTATGCGAAGGCTATATCAAGTGTTGGTAAGCCAATAGATGGAGTAGATGATAAGATAGTAAAGAATTTATGTAATAGCACAAAACTGAAGGAAATAAAAGACTGAAATGATGAATAAATATTTATAATAAATTATAACGCAAATATTTATTTTTAATTTTTCTTATTAGTTTTAGTTTTTTTTACTTGTTTAGCGTGGTTCTTTTTTTTCGTATTTTTAGTTTTTTTCCCCTTTTTAACCTTTATCGTCTGTTTTAAAATCTTCTTTTTGTTCTTTTTTATTGTGTTTTTACCTTTTTTCTTACCGCCAACACTGCGCAGCCGTTTTTTGCCGCGTTGATCCTCATCCTCATCCTCATCCTCATCCTCATAATCCTCATAATCCTCATAATCCTCATACTCCTCTTCCTCCACTTCGCCCTCAGCATCCACTTCGCCCTCCTCTTCCTTTTCCTCCCCCTCTTCCACCTCCATCGCATCATCATGAACGCCTGATTCTAAATCCATCAGGGCGCTGGCGGCGTCGGACGTTTGTCCGTATTTTATAAGTCCATCTATAGCATCTTTTAGAATATTAGGTAAAAACACCGTGACGCCTTGTTCTTCCCTGGTCGACGACTCAAAAATTGTATATTTATTGAACAAGCTACTTATTCTAGAACAAATAATATCAAATGTTATAAACAGGCTTCTTGGTTGTACTTTTAAATTATCTATTCTACTTTTATATTCAAGTATTTGCCCAAAATCTCCCATTGTTTTGTAGCACATAATACTAAAAGCATTATTTACGTTATCGGTTGGTTTAATATTTTTATCTAACCATTTAGATTTTGTTATATCATAATTTTCTGTTATCATGGCAACTGACGAATTTTGAGAAGTTATTATATTGTTTAACTCGTCGAACTTATCCTCTCCACTATTAAAAAATCTATGTATTTTCAGATTCATATTTATTGTCCGTTCCCTAAGTTTGTTTAGGTCACTGGCGATAATTCTATCTTTTTTCCATCCCCTTGAGACCTCCTTATTTGAACTGGACCCAGGCTTTTTATAAGGAATAATAAGACCCTCTGCTAAAACCAGATCATATATTTCCTTGGTAGATGCGGGTAAATAACCAGCTATGATTTTTTGGTTCTTATCTGTAATATCTCCAACTATCTTTGCTCTATAGTTTTGCCATCTTTTACTATCAATTTTGTCAGCTGAAGTTTTATCTAACTCATAAGTAAATTTAATCAACGAGATACCTTTTATTGTAAGATTTAATTTAGTCTTTGCGAATATATCGTTGTTGGTGGAATCGGGAATACGCCTAGGACGGTCTCGAATAGAAATAGTATCAACACCATCATAATTTGCCTTAATTGCTTTAATAAAATTTATAGCACCAGAACCGCTTGCGGAATCATATTTAGTAGATGCCATATCATATAGTTTAACCTTTGCTTTCTTTGTTTTATCGAGACTTTCGTCGCATATAAAATTGAGTAAAGTAGATAATTTAAAACGACTGCCGTCTGCGTCGACCGCAATAGTATATCCTGTGGCTGATTCCCATTTTTTGCTATTATCAGGCTCCGGGATTAATTTTATCTTGTCTAATAATCGTTTAGCAGCCATAGAACACCCTTGACTGGCTTCTGTAGCGGATGAACCTCCGACTGTAATATCAAAATACTTTGTGAATAAATTGTCTATAATTGTTTTCATCTTATGCGTCTCCTTCCAAGCGTCATCATCTACTTCCAACGAACTCGTTCCGAAGCCAAGGTTATAAATCTCAGTTTCATTAAGGGTTCTTGCTCCCTTATCTTTTTTGTTAATGTTTCGCGTTATATACTGGATATCAATTGAATAAGCATCTTTTATTTTGTCATAAACCATCTGCTTGGCAGCCGCACCTTTTTTATAGACCCAGTTATTTCTGGGTGCTGTCTCACAAAAATCGTGACATTGATCACAGAATAATAAAAATCTTAAGAAATAAGGTACAAAAATCTCGCCCGATATACCGTATAATGGTGATTTTTTACCATTTATATTTTGATTTTTTATGGCTTCTTTATTAATGTGATTATATTCGTGTACCATCCAGCATTCTTCTATTTTTATTTCGTGTTCTGGTTTGCTTTCATATGGTTCAAACTCTTCTGTCTCTTCTTCTACATCTTCTTTTTTTATTTTTATTTCTAATTTATCAGATTTTTTTCTTGTTTTTGTTTTAGATTTTGTGTGGTTGATATCGAGGTTGGCGGTTTTTACCGAGGTAGCAGCAGGCTTGGGCTTGGGGTCAGGGTTGAACCGTACAACTTCAGTTTTGGTTCGCTTTGCCCGTTGTGTTTCCGCCATTTATATATAACTATATAAAAACTGATTACTATTATAATTATTTAAATTAATGGAGCAAATGAAAAGCGGATTTAAAGGAAAAAGCCAAAACAGAACCTTCGGTTCTGCCGCCCGAAGTTTATAAGGGATTTTTAACATTTTATACAGAAAACATACCAGAACCAGTTGAAAAATTAGAGAGATTTGTGATATTTGAATAGATAGATAGGAACAATATTAAGTCTATATAAATCCTTTAAAATCCCTTATAAACTTCGGGCAGCGACCCCGAAGGGGTTGCTCTGGATTTATGGGATAAATCCGCCTCACATTTTTAATTAAATTGTAAGATAATAATATATTTATTTGTTTTAAAATTGAAGTAAAATATATAAATATATAAGTAATCATAAAGTATTAAATGACTGTTGATTGGTCTAACACAGTTATATATAGATTATGTTCTAACAACCCACTTATTGAAGACGGATATGTGGGTAAGTCAGGCGATTTTGGTAAGAGAAAATCAAAACATAAGAGCGATTGTAATAATGTAAAGAGTGAAGCGTATAATTATCCTGTTTATACATGTATAAGAGAGAACGGCGGGTTTGATGATTGGTATTTTGAAATATTAGAAACGGCAAATTTAGAAGATGAAAAAGAAGCAGGAATTCTGGAGAGAGATTGGATTGAAACACATGAGCCATCGCTAAACAAACAATTACCAGCACAAACCCCAGAAGAAAAAAAAGAGTATAATAAAGAACGTTGTCGTATCAGGCACAGACAAAAGATGGAAGACCCCGAATATAGAAAGGAAAACGCAGAGAGAGCTAAAAAACGGAGTGAAGACCCAGAACTTAAAAAGAAAGACGCTGCGACGAAGAAAGAACAAATAACTTGTGTTTGTGGTGCTATTC